GGTTTGGTGATTTTGGTCGTGTCGCTGGTGTTCGTTTGGTTTGAACGGGCGACATTGACCGAAGTTTCCATTTTTCTGATGGGCGGGTTCGCGTTCCTTTTTACCAAAGATTCAAAACCAACCAATGGCAAAGCCAACAACCCAAAACGCCAAACCCCAAAAGGCCGTTCGTAAACGGCCAGGTGTTCACGCAAAATCCAAAACGTCCACGAACAAGGGGTCGCGGAATTACGCCAAGCCGAACCGCGGCCAGGGGTGAACAATTTATTGAATGAAAATGCGTAAATTTTTGATTTTGACGTCATTGTTGGCGTTGTCGTCGTGTGGATTATTCAAAAAATCCGATCACGTCATTGTTGATCGGATTGTCGTCAAATGGGACACGGTTGTCACGGAGCGAATTCACATTGACACGTCGTTCGTGACGACAAAAAACGACACGGTGTTCATCACCAAAGACAAAATCCGTGTTCAAATCGTTCGGCGGTTTGACACGATCCGTGTTGCGGCGACATACGTCGGCGACACGACGGCGGTTGAAACGGTTGTCTTGGAAACGAAACAAGCCGAACCATCCAAAAAAGGCAATTCGTGGGGCGAATTGTTGGCCGGGTTGGCCGTTGTGCTGATTGTTGTGATGGCGTTCAAAGTGTTTTTTGAAACCATTTTTGGCAAAAAATAAATTTGCACGGCGGACATAACACCGCCACACGTTCGCTGATGCCGTTTTTTTGACACGTCGCGAATTTTTACGCCGCGTTGGTACGTTCGTATCACCGCGGCGTTTTAGGTTCGTTAAATCGCACGAAAACGCGTCGCGTGTTTTTTTGACACGTTCGGCGAAGCTGATTTCCGATTTGAACATTTCGGCCAGGTGATGGGGTTGGTTGTTGGGTGGAAAAGTGGATGTGGATGAAAAAGTATGGGACCCCCCATAGGGGGGCCCATCCATTCACATACACCCACCACAACGAACAACCACATCCAACCATCCATTGACAAAGACATTTTGACGTTTTGAACATTTTGTAAAAAAAAAATTTGCGTTGTGTGTTGGTGGAATGGATTTTGGTTGTATGTTTGCCAAGTGAACGACAAACAACCCCGGTCACGAAAGCAAATGAAAGCATCACAAATCACCGCCCAACCCGCTGAAAGCAAATGGATGAACGCACAAATCGAATCGTTCATCGAAAAGCGAAATCGCCAAATCGCAAAATTCAACGAATTGTTCGATTTGTATTTTGACGAAGATTCCGAAGAGGTCGCAATCGAAGCCGCGCAAATGGCGACCGCCGAGGTTGGCCCGCGCCCACAAACAATCTTGAACACCGTTGAAAACGTTTTGGATTTCATCGGCGATCGTGAATTCAACGACAACCAGGAAATCGCCCGCCGCGAAATGGCGGAATTCGCCAAGCGGATTGTATTTGGTCGTGCATTTTACGCATGGGAACGCAACGACCGCGCTGAATTGGCGGCAATGGACGAGCAATTGGAAATCGCACATCGCAAATTTGCTTTGTCCGTTGTTCGATAATTTATTCAACTTAACGCATTTAATCAATTGATATGAAACCAATTGTAACCATCAACATCGCGCCGATTCGCCGCATTTGGAACAATGCCAAACCTTACGTTTACTTGTTAGCCTATTCGGCGTGTGTTGCGCTGTTCGTTTTGAACTTGCGAATCGTTTTCCGTGTCGCGATTGAAACGTTGAAATTTTTCTTCAATTGAATTTCTCAACAAAATGGATTCCAAATACATCGTCACATTTTTAGACGGTGAATTCGTTCACGTTTTCGCCCCTTCATCGAACCGCGCCGGACAATTGGCCATTGTCGAAAGATTCGGCGACGACGAAGACGACGAAACGCCAATCCCACCAATCCGAAGCATTGCACAACTTTAATCAAGCACATCAATCGAAATCAACTAATCAATTCAAAATCAATTCAAAACCATGACAAAACCCGATTTTATCAAAGGACACCAAATGTTCGTAAACGGAAAAGCCGTTTGGGCGAAGGTGACATCAGCAACGGGACCGAACGATATGTCCCAAAAATTTCAATTAGATTTGGAATTGGACGATCAATCGTTGGCCGAAATCAAATCCTTCGGACCCAAAGTGTTTGAAGCGATTGTAAAAACAACCCGCAAGGCGAAAGATTCCGACGCCCGTGTTGAATGTACGCCATTCATCACGCCGAAATCGCAAAACGCGCCGCGTGTGTTTGACGCCAACCGTATGCCGTACGACGGATCCATCGGAAACGGTTCCGACGTTCGTTGTCAAATAATCATCAAAGTTTTTGAGTACAAAGGCAAAAAAGGTTTGACCGTCTATTTGAACGCCGTTGTGGTTGTCAAATTGGTTGAGTATTCAAACATCGACGAATCCGCATTGTTTGAAGGAATCACCGCGTCGGACGACGTGTTCGGTTCAATGCCAATTCCGAATCCGGGTGATTGGTCGCCAACGATTACAACGCCAGGCCAACCCATTCGTTCAGCTGGTGAAATAATCAAAGAAAAAAACGCGGCGAAACCGCCGGTCGAAGACGACGATTTGCCATTCTAAAAATGTGTTGAACGGGGTCGCGGCGTTTTGAGGGTTGATGTGTGTCGCCGCGGCCCCAATTGACAAAATAAAAACCAATGAATACTTTTCAAATACGACTATCAAACGAAATAATCGAAAGCGTTTCAATTTATTATGGAATCCGAATTGACGAAATCCGATCACGCAAACGCCACGCGCAAATTGTCCGCGCCCGTCACGTTGCATTGTATTTGATCCGTGAGGATTTGCGGTTGTCGTTGCACGAATGCGGCGCGTTAATTGGCCGCGATCATTCGTCCGTTTTACACGCCGTCAATTTGGTTCAACAGTCCATCACCCCGAATTCAATCGGAATCGTACCGGACAAACAATTGACAAAGGAAATCGCCGACATCCGGTTTTTGACAAAATCAACGTGGTCGCGTTCCGAATTGGACGAAATCGAATTTCAAATTGAACGTTTGACGAAGCGAAAAAATGAAATCTTAAATAATCAAAAATGAAAACAGGACGCGAATTTTTGGAATTGTTGCCGCCGGACCTTTGTTTGGCGTGGGCAAAAGAAATAATGAAGCAAAACGGACGCCCTCACACGGAATGGGTTTTGGATTACAAATTTGAAACTTTTGAAACGTTTATTTTAGGTTCATTTACCTGGATGGATTCAAAGCAAGGACACCATTTTTGGTATGAAATTTCGCAATTATGAAAGACGATAAATTGACACCCCTTCAATGTATGACATTGTGGTTCATCACGTTCAAATTGGGCGCGATTGGAAAATTCGGAAATTGGACGTGGTTTGAAATTTTTTCGCCGTTGTGGGTGGAATTGGCCGGGATCGCATTGATGGTAATCGTTGAAAAATTTAAGAAATGAAAGATTTTGGAATGTTGTCGTTTTCGTCGATCAAAGAATTCAACAAATCACCGTTGCATTTTTTGACGTACAAAAACAAGCAAAAGAAAACCACGCCCGCCATGCGGTTCGGTTCGGCCGTTCACAAATTGGTTTTGGAATTCAACGATTTTTCTAATCATTACGCCGTCGCTCCCGAATGTGACCGCCGGACAACGGTTGGAAAAAACACATGGAATGAATTCGTTGAATCGTCCGTCGGAAAAGAGGTTTTGACCGCCGACGAAATGAACGCGGCGATTGACATTCGCCACGCCATCGAACGCCACCCCGTTGCCAGCAAAATCGTTCAACATTGCGGCCAACGCGAAATCCATTTTGAAACCGAATTGTTCGGCCACAAAATCCACGGATTCGCGGACGGTGTCGGCGACGGGTTGGTGTTCGATTTGAAAACCACACAACGCGCCGACGAACGCGGATTTGGTCGCGTGATCGTGGACGAATCGTACTACATCCAGGCGGCCATTTACGCGTCCGCGTTTGGCGTTGACGAATTCCGATTCGTTGCCGTGGAAACAAACGCGCCGTATATGGTCGGAACGTATCGGTTGGGTCCCGAATGGATTGAAGCCGGATTGGCCAAATTGGAATCCATTTTGGAACGGTACGATCGTTGGGATGGTTCCCCCGTGGGTTACAACGACAACAAATTGGTGACGATTGACGTCCCTGCATTTTTGGCAATATGAAACCGGAATTCAAAATAGGTGACAAGGTCGTCACCATTGGCCAAGCGGAATTCGGAACGTTAGGATTTGCCGCCGGAATGAAAGGAACGGTGAGGGATGTTTTTATGGATTGTTGTTTGGTTGAAATGGGCGAAGGATGGCAATTGCTGTACCGAAATGAAAACATCGAATTGGAATCGCTCATTTGGGCCGACGACGAAACCACCGACGAACCATGAAACCCATTGTTGATTTGGACGCGTTGCGCCAAACGGCCGAACCCGAATCGGATTTGGCGAAATTGATTCAATGCGTTGACGCGTATCAATCGCTCATCAAATCAATTGAACCGCATTTGCATCGGAACGCGTCGGTTTATGCCGGCTTCAAAATCAAACCATTTGAAAACGAATTTTACGATGAGTAACCGCGAAAATTTAGCCCGATTGATTTCGGAATTTGTCGTGTACGACAAAAAATTGATGGAACATTTTCGCGACCCTATGGGGTCGCCGTGTCCCGAACCGCTGAACGAATTTTTGACCAACCTGGAAAACAAATATCATGTCACAATTGCCGACAACGCTCAAACAGCTGAATGAATTCGCCACGAAATTAAACGCGGCAAAATACGAAGCGGTTCCGTCCCACGCGATCCCACGGCCGAAGGTGTTGTCCGACAAGGACGCCAATTCGTTGACCGCGTCCGTGTTGTTTGATTTCACCAACATTCGCGGCGGTTTCGCGTTCCGGGTGAATAATATGGGTGTTTACGACGCCAAACGCGGCGTGTACCGCAAGGGCGGGACGGTGAAGGGGATTCCCGACATCGTCGGATTGTTGGACGGCCGCTTCGTTGGCATTGAAATAAAATTCGGTTCCGACCGCCTTTCAGCTGATCAAATGGAAATGAAACGTGAAATCGAATCCAATGGCGGCGTGTACATCGTCGCCAAAAAATACGATCAATACGTTTTGGAATTGGCCAACGCATTGGGGGCGGAAATTTTAGAGCGGTGAGTTATTCGCGCGCCATCGGCCAATTGGGTGAATTGAAATTCATCACCGAAGCGACGGCGATGGGTTTGGTTGTTTCGATGCCGTTTTTGTCGTCACAACCGTACGACGTGATTGTTGATTCGGGCGGTAATTTGTTCCGCGTTCAAATCAAATCAACCGCCAGGCACGTTCACACGGAAACGTTGAAATTTATCATTTCACGCGGTTCGGACACAAAAAAACCATATAACGCCGACGATTTTGACGTGTTGGCATTGGTGGCGGTTCATTTGAACAAATTTTGGTTGATACCGTCACATTCCATTTCGCACCTTACGACATTGGCCATCAACGAATCCGACGCAAAAAATAAATTCAATAAGTATTGCGCCAATTGGGAGATTTTTTTGTAAAATTGTGAACCGAAAGCAAAACGAAAGCAAGTGAAAATAAAGGAAGCCGCCGCGCGATACGTCGCACATGGATATTCACCAATCCCATTGACGGGCAAACGCCCGACATTGCCAGGTTGGACGAAATACGCCGAAAAACCAATTGACGATGTACAAATTTTCGACGGAGCCACCGGAATCGGGTTGGTGTGTGGATTCAACGGCCTGGAAGTCGTTGACGTGGACGTCAAACACCACGTCGGCGATGAATTGGCACAATTTTACGAAATCCTCGACGCCAATTGCGACGGATTGGTTGACAAATTATTGATCGCAAACACACCATCCGGCGGCGTTCATTTGTTGTACCTATGCGACGAAATCGCAGGGAACCAAAAATTAGCTAAAAACGCACGGGGCGAAGTCACTTTTGAAACCCGTGGAATGGGCGGCCAAATCGCCGCGTTCCCGTCGCCGGGATATTCCTACCAAACCAAACGCGCCATCCAACGCATCACACCCGAAGAAAGGGCCATTTTGTTGGATTGTGCGCGGGCAATGGATCAATCGCCAACCGCGGAAACAATCGCGGCCGTGCGTCAAACAATGGCGTCGCAATTGCCGGGCGATTCATTGCGTCCCGGCGACGATTACGCCAACAAGGTTTCCGCGTTGGAAATTTTGTCGCAACACGGATGGACGATTGGACGCCAAATAAAGGATCACATTTTGGTCAAACGTCCGGGTGATTCAACCGCGGAATCGTCGGGCAAAGTATTTGTCGAATCCGGTTTGTTTTATTGTTGGACGACATCCACGGTATTTGAAGCCGAACGCGCGTACAATTCGTTCGCCATTTACGCCATTTTATCACACGGCGGCGATTTCAAAACGGCCGCCAAAACATTGGGTGAAATTGGGTTCGGTGAACGACGGAAATCCGATTTGAACGACGAACAATTGTTCAACATCAAATCAATGGCGTCCGTGTACACCGCGCCAGGTGTGGACACGCCAAACGTGGACGTTGACCAACCCGAACCGGAACAATTGTCCGACGACGACCGCAAGGCCCGCGAATTGATTGACCGATTGTTTTCGTTTGAAGTCGATTCAACGGTAATTCCGCCCAAACCGCCCATCGCGTTGGAATTGGTTGACATTTCCGATTCGTACGTTTTGGGGACGTTGGGAAACTTTTCATTGATCCAGGGCAAAGCGAAGTCACGCAAATCGTTTTTCGTGTCCGCATTGGCCGCGGCGGGCGTTTCAATCGTTGACGCGTGTGGCCGATTCCGCGGGTATATGAACGGAAAATGCGTGGTTTACATTGACACCGAACAAGGGGATTTCCACGCCCACCGGGTCAAATCACGAATCCACCACATGGCGGGTTTACCATTGGACAACAACACGCCGTTGGTGCGATATTTTCAGCTGCGTTCAGCTGATTCCAACAAAGAGCGGTTGGTGTTGTCGCAAGTCGCCATCGCGTCGATTCAAAACATTGGAATTTTGATCCTGGACGGTGTCGTTGATTTGATGTCCAAAGGCGTCAACGACGAAGAAGAGGCCACCGAAATGGCGTCGCGGTTGTTGAAATGGTCCGCGGAATTGAATTGCCACATCATTTGCGTGTTGCACGAAAACAAAAACGACCGCAACGCCAAAGGGCATTTGGGCGCTTATCTTGTTCAAAAGGCGGAAACCGTTTATTCCGTGACCCGCGAAGACGACGACACGGTGATTTCGGCCGAATACACCCGGAACAAATCGTTCCCGGACATCAAAATGACAATCGATGACGACGGCCGCCCGATGTTTGATTTGGTCGAGCAACAACCCCCCGCCAAACCAAAAAAGCACAGCGACGCCGATTTGTTTGAATTCGCCAAAGCGGTTCACGGAATGAAGAAAACCGATGCCCGCGATTGGATCCGGGTCAATGCGAACACAACCGATGCCCGCGCCCGACAAATCGTCGGCGACATGATCATCAAAGGATTTTTAAATGCGAACCCCGACAAAACGGGACGCGGTTTTGTTTTAGAATTAACCACAACACCCATACAGGAAAGCGATGAAGCAACGCCATTTTGATTCCAGCATAACGACAAACAAGGGTTTGATTTACAGCGAACAACAATCAATTTTTGGTTCGCGTGAAATCATCGGATTTGGCGATTCTGAATTTTACATCAAAGAAATTCCCAAAAACAAAAGCAAGGAGATCATAATAAAAAACCATTACAGCCATAAAGTTTGCAACGACGCAACAACACACATTCATTTGGGGTGTTTCATCAACGGCGAATTGTTGGGTTGTCTTCAATTCGGGTACGCGATGAATCCTCAAAGCATGGGGTCCGTTGTTGCTGGAACGAAATTGAATGAATACAAAGAATTGAACCGAATGTGGTTTGATGACAAAGCAAAGCGCAACACGGAAAGCCAGGCGATAAGTTATTCAATCAAATACATCCGAAGCAAATTCAAGACCGTGAAATGGATTCAATCGTTTGCCGATGAAAGGTGTGGCGGGTTGGGCATTGTTTATCAGGCCGCAAATTTTAGGTATTACGGCGAACACACAAACATATTTTGGGAATTTGAAAACGAGGTGTTCCACAATTCAATTGTCACAAACAACAACCGCGGCAAGAAGGCGGAATTAGAGGCAAAGAATTGGCGCGAAACGGCGAAAAAAATTGAATTGCGACAATTCAGGTATATTTATTTTATCAATCAAAAAAGTATCAAAGATTGTCTACTTAAAGAGAAACCATATCCAAAACACTACATTGAAACCCCAAACAAATGAAAGCGATGAAACCGCGCCATTTTAAGCCGCTAATTGACCGCGTTTGTTCGTCTTGCAACAAATTGACGCCGGCCAAATGGTTCGGCCACCACAAACGCGAAAACATCAACGAAATCGTGTATTACCAACACGCACGATGCCGGTTTTGCAAAGCGCAAAGCGAACAAGAACGCCGAAATAAAATGAAGCAATGAACGACGACGACAAACGAATGATGGCAATTTTGCAAAATGGAAACAATGGCGATCATTACCCGTCGCCGTTCGTGAAATTAACGGACGACGAATTGGATTTGGCCGCTCGAATCGGAACCATCCGAAACGAAACGATGAACAAAATGAATTTGGCATCGACGAACCGCAATTTGCCCGACAAAGCGTTCACGGAAATCATGGCCGTCGGTGCGGAAATAGCCGTTGCGAAATACCTAAATTTGTACTTTGAATATCGATTGCCGCTTGTTCCTGGATCGTGTGATATTTTGTCCCGTGACGGCCGTGGAATTGACGTGAAATTCACGAAATACCGCGACGGGAAATTGATTGTTCCCGACAACAAACGCAATTCGTGTTCGCTGTATGTTTTGGTTATCAATCCAAACGGCGGTTCGTGTTTCGACATCGTTGGTTGGACGGATTCGGAACGGTTGTTTCACGAATCCAATTTGGCCGAAATGTACGGAAAGTACAAATACATAATGCACCAAATACAATTGAATCCCATTCACGAATTGTTATGAAAAAGCCATCACCACACACCACATGGGCGGAATTGACCAAATCACAAACCGCCGAACGCTATGGAATAAGCAACAAGCCAACGCCATCACAAGCGGCGAATTTGGTTCACATTTGCCAAACCGTGTTTGAACCGTGCCGCGAATTCGTTGGCGGCCCGTTGCACATTTCATCGGGCTACCGGTCGCGCGCGTTGAACAACAAAATCGCCGGTTCGTCAAAAACGTCCGACCATTTGACGGGCAACGCGTTGGATTTGGATTGTGATCATTTCGGCAACGGCGACAACGCTTCGTTGTTTCATTTCATCCGGGAAAATTTGTCGTTTTCTCAATTGATTTGGGAACACGGCGACAACCCCAACACGTCGAAAAAATCCGAACCACAACCCGCATGGGTTCACGTTTCGGCGTTCGTGGATGAATCGTTGAACACGGGCGATGTGTTGGTCGCAACGAAAGACGCCGCCGGGCGCACAATTTACCGCCGTTATGTTCAATGATCCACGCCCGACGCCGCCGTCGTACTACATCAAACCGGCAATGGTTTGGCAATATATGTGGCGACATTTCCCATTTGAAAAACGACAAACCGTTTGGAAAATGTATGTGAAAATTGTGAAAATGGATGTCGGGTTTTTTCAACCCGTTGCCGACCCGGCCGCGTTGGAATTGGTCCGCAAGTTAAACGACACCAACGCGATGGGTGGTTGTTTGCTGATATTTGAATCGGGATTTTTCAAGCATCGCCAACCAAATGAAATAATTGAAACGAAATGACAAACGAACAAATCGAATCGGCGTCGTGGGATTACGCCATCAAACAAATCGACCAACCGCGCGGATGGATTCGCACGGCTTTTGTCGCCGGTGCGGAATGGGCATTGAACCAAAATGAACAACCAACAAAATGAAACGCCATGCCGACAATACCGAAGGGCCAGCGACCGCCGTGGGTGAAGTCCTCACCGAAACCAAAGTCACCCGACGCCGATTTCTACGGTTCGGGCGCGTGGAAAAAACTCCGCGGAATGTTCATCCGTGCGAACCCTGCTTGTGCGGATTGTGGACGTGTTGCAAATGTGGTGGATCACATTGTTCCAATCCGTGACGGCGGCCCGCGTTTGGACATGGCGAATTTTCAATCGCTTTGTCACAAATGCCACAACGCAAAACGTGGAAAGGAATCCCATCAAATCAAATTGAAGTGACCGTCAACGTCACACACAAACGTTGCGGAAAACACACACGCATTTTTGAAATGATAAAAGTTTTTTCCAACGCAATGGGTAGGGGGGGTTCAATCCTAATGAACCCATGTAAAACCAT